AGATATGTTAATTTATTCTGGATGTGATTTAGAACATTGGCGTGAAGCTTTCCCTGGTAAAGATTGTGGACAAGTTTTCCTTCACTATAACGATGCTAAAAAGAAAACTGCTAAAGCAAACAAGTTTGATGGACGTCCGTTCTTAGGACTTCCAGCCTGGTATAAAGGCCATAAGTTGACACCGAGTAAGTGATAAGTTAATATAATCATTGTGTGGGAGATATACCACCACACATACTATGTCTCCCATGCCTTATAGCTAATTTTCTCCCTTATATACAACACGCCTTCTAAATATTATAATAGATCTATGCTTAGAAAAGTTAATTTCATCCCTGGTTTTAATAAACAATTAACCCCTTCAGGAGCAGAAGGTCGATGGATTGGTGGGGACTATGCCAGATTTAGATATGGCATGCCTGAAAAAATTGGAGGCTGGGAAGAAACTCAAGTTAATACTTTACCTGGTGTAGGCCGTAAAATATTTGGGTGGTTTGACACTCAAGGAAATAGATGGATTGCAGTTGGCACTAATAAAATACTAGCTATATGGTTTGAAGGAGAATTTCATGACATTACTCCTTTGGATTCATCCTTAGATCAATCAGGCGTACTACTTGATTCTGTTACGATGCCTGGAGCAGGCACCAGTATTACTGCAGCTGAATTAGAAGATAAAAAATTTGAAGTCCTTACAACACCCACTGGAACATCTGTCACTATCACACTACCCTCTACAGAAACAGGAACAGGTTTAACAGCTGGTGGTTCGATGACGGTTAAACCCTATTATCGAATTGGAAATGCAACTCAAACATATGGATATGGATGGGGAACTAGCTCCTGGGGTAATGGTGGTTGGGGCGATGCTTCAACTTCCACGCAGGTTATCCTGCAACCGGGACAATGGCAATTAGATAATTTTGGAGCATTACTTTTAGCAACCATTAGAGGAGGAGCAACTTTTCAATGGGATCCTGAAAATGTAGACGTTCCCACGGCTATAGCCACACGAGCCACGATTGTAACCAGTGCTCCCACAGCTTCTGAAACAATGATTGTATCAGAAAAAGATAGACATGTTATTTTATTTGGAACTGAAACAACTATTGGTACTACAACTACGCAAGACAAAATGTTTCTAAGATTTTCAGATCAAGAAGATCGTAATGATTGGGTTCCAACTTCAACTAATACGGCAGGTTTCATTAGATTATCTTCAGGTTCTGAAATACGAACCGCCATTCAAGGCCGAGATTATGTTTTCATTTTAACCGATAAAGCTGCCTATGTTATGCAGTTTGTAGGTCCACCTTTTACATTTTCTGTCAGACAAGTAGGAACAAACTGCGGATGCATTGGACATAATGCTGCCGCCTTTGCCAATGGTAAAGTCTTCTGGATGGCTGACTCAGGTGGTTTCTTTATGTTTGATGGTACGGTTAAAAATTTATCTTGTAATGTAGAAGATTATATTTTTGATGATATTAATTATACTTCAGGCCAAGTAGTGGCAGCAGGAGTTAATAACTTATATAGCGAAATTACATGGTATTATCCTACAGCTGGTAGTAGCGTTATAGACAGATATACTTCTTATAACTTTGCTGAGAGCGCAGGAATACCAGGTGGGGTATGGATGACGGGAAGTTTAGCAAGAACGGGGTGGATTGATTCAGATGTCCAACCTAATCCTTATGCTACCGAATATTTAACTTCTTCCAATGTGTCCGACACTCCTTTAGTTTATGGAAACAGTGAGGGAATTACTAAGATGTATAAACATGAAGTAGGAAACAATGCGGTTACTAGCACTGGAGCCTCTACAGCTATTGCAGCTTATGTTCAATCTGGAGATTTTGATTTGGATGTAGACGGAGATGGTGAATATATTATGAAGATTAGAAGATTTATTCCTGATTTTAAAACCTTAACCGGGACAGCTAAGATGTCTCTTAATTTAAAAGATTATCCAGCCGATAGTGATACGCCTTCTGGTTTAAGTCCTATTTCAATTACTTCAGCCACTACTAAAGTTGATGTTAGAGCGAGAGCAAGACTAATTAATTTAAAAGTGGAGAATGATGCCGTAAATGAAACATGGCGATTTGGTACTTTTAGAGCAGATATTCAACCGGATGGAAGAAGATAATGGCTAAAATAACGGTACAGTTCCAAGAGCCCACAGATGATTATGATGCATCTAATCAAAGACAAATTAAATTTAAAATGGAAGAAATGAAAACACAGCTCAATACTTCTTATCAAAGAACTATTGAAAATGATACACAAGCATTTCAATGGTTTATAGCTAGTTATGGCTAAGAAAAAAGGTTTGTACGGAGTTAACGACTATGTTAAAAAAAGTAGAAAAAAAATTAACAGGCACAAGAAACGCCTCAACAAACGGGATACTACATATAAGAAATATCGAGGACAAGGTAGATAATGGCTATACAATATAAAAACCAAACATTTGATTTAACAGGCACCGTGGCCACTACAGTTTTAACTCTAGATGTCAGCTCTAGAGCTATTCTGCAGAATATTCAAACACAAAATACAAGTACGTCAACTACAACAGTAACAGCTCTTATGTATGATAGTAGTGCAACGGCTACCAGTGAATTTAGCACTATTAAATTAACCACTAATACTACTCAAAACTTAGCTAAAGGACCAGTGGTCCTGGAGGAAAGCGATGCCTTGAAATTAAAAGCAGGAACTGGTAATGTTATTAAAGGATTAATTTCTTACGCCCTAATTACAGGAGATCAAGGAACCGCATAATGGCAGACCCTATAAAAATACCCGCTAAGGCTAAAGAGATAGTTAAAAATAAGCGAACAGGAAAGATATATGCTGACAAAGCAGAGTTTGACGCTGATGTAGCAGACACCAATACTGATACTACTAAGGAAGACTTTAGACAAGATTTAGAAATAACAGGTGCATCCCTAGAAGTATTTGGTAAAACCAATTAATGCAGCCTTATGGTGGAACCGAAATTCAACTTGATTATTTAAAAAAATATTGTCCTACCCATTGGGACTCCGTACAACTCACCACTTCCATTCCAGAAAAAGAACCATTACACCCCGTTCGTTCAAATATTCTATGGCTGAAAAATTCCTGGGATCAACCTAATGTTGCTCCCTGGTTTAAAAACCCCAAAAATCATATTAAATATGATTGGTATGTGTTTAATTCTCATTGGTCTTATGAGAAATACAGATACTTTTTTAAATTAGATAATCCTCAGTGTTTAGTAATCAAGAATGGAATTGATTATGATGAGTTGGTAGTAAAGAAAAAAGCTGAAAAAAAAGACAAAATTAAAATGATTTATTTTACTACCCCTTGGCGCGGGCTCGAAGTCTTATTGAAGTGCATGGAGGAGCTAAAAAAAGACAAAGATATTACCCTGGATGTTTATTCCAGTACTAAAATATATGGCGATGCTTTTCAACAAGCTAATGATAAACTATATAAGCCTCTCTATGATAAATGTGAAGAATTACCGAATGTTAATTACAAGGGATACTGCACCCATAAGGATTTACTAGGTAAATTGCATGAATATGATGTCAGCGCCCATCCCTCTATATGGGAAGAGACCTTTTGTATTTCAGCCATGGAAGCATTGGCAGCAGGCTTGGTGCTAATAACCACGGACCTCGGCGCTATTCCAGAAACCTGTGCTGAATTCCCTATCTATGTTCCTTACACTAAGGATCATGACAATTTAGCCACTAGATTTACTGCGGGTATTCAAGCTATAAAAGGAATGTTTAAAAATGATATTAATGACGTACTGGATTTTCAAAAAAACTATTATAAAAAATTTTATGACTGGAATGTAATTGGATTATTTTGGCGTAGATTTTTACTAGGAGCATATCGTGACAAGCGAGAAAAAATTAGAAAACAAAACGAAGTCTAAAATCAGTTTAATGGTAGCAACTCCGTGTTATGACACGGTGCAACTCCATTATACTAAATCCATTTTAGATCTTCAAAAAGAATGTCTGCTTAATAACTATTATATTACTTTTCAAATCCTGAAGAGTAGTCTGGTTACTCAAGGAAGAAACTTATGTGTATCTGCTTTTTTAAACTCCAAGTGTACTCACTTCCTATTTATTGATTCGGATATATCTTTTGAGACTCGCTCTATTTTTAGACTTCTACACGCTCCTTATGAAATAAGCTGTATTCCGTATCCAATGAAAACTATTAATCAAAATAAATTTAGAGACGATTTTAAAAAACGTCCCGATGATGATGTAGAAACTATGGGTTTAAGTTTTCCCATCAAGGCCAAGGATCCTGATAATTTTACAGTAAAAGGAGGATGGGCGGAGCTTCATCGAGCTCCCGCTGGATGTATGATGATTCAAAGATCTGCTTTTGACAAATTGATAAAAGCCTATCCTAAGCTAACCATTAAACAAGACACTGTTATTGATGGGAAGATGGTGAGACGTCCTAATTTATTTAACTTTTTTGATACTTATTACAATCAAGAAGAAGAAATCTATTTGGGAGAGGACTTTTACTTCTGTAAACTCTGGACAGATATAGGG